GTGCCGTTCACGAACGACGAGTTCGGTGAATCTTTGAATCAGGCCGTGACGTTCTCGGGGACACCGGACGAAATCCATGACGGTATTGATGAGACGTTGTGGACTGCTTCTGCTATCACAGGCACGAAGTACACGTTCAATGATTCTGCACACGCCTGGCAGGGACGGTCAGACATTTTGACGTTCGGTAATCTGTCTGGCGCTACGGTAACTATGAACACTTCCACGGTTGTCGAGGGTGTCGATTGGACTGCAGCTACCAGTAACGCTGCGACAGCTACTAGCCTCGCTTCCGCTCTTAACGGTCTCGCTGATGTGACCGCTTCCGCCTCCGGTGCTGTGGTCACTTTGGTGTCCACTAGCATTGATATTACGACGTTCTCTACGAACGCTGCCGGTGGGGATCAGACGTGCACTGCACAAAGCGTTAAGGTAGATAACTCTGCTGTGGACGATGTCGCACAGTTCTCTAAGGGTAGCGATGTGACGATGGCCGACTATTCTGCGGTCACTTTCCACATTTATGTGGACAAGGACTGGGCTGCCGGGGACTCTATTTCGCTGTTCGGCTGGGACTCAGACCTTAACGTGCAGGTTGGTGACGCCGTCCTGTTGGAGGACTATTTCACGTTCTCTAATTTCGATGTGTGGCAGTCGGTTGTCATTCTGTTGACCGACTTTGATATTGCGTCAGTGACAACTGTTGACTCCTTCAGGTTGAAGACGATCTCTAAGCAGGGTAAGTCCCCCAAGTTCTACATGGACAAGATCCAGTTGGAGGCAGCAGGGGGCGCTGACCCTGCTACGTTCGAGGTGTTCATTGACAACTCTGCCAAGTTTCACATCGCCGAAGTTGACATCATAATTGCTGACGCCTTGGACAGCACAGAGGCGGCAGGTATGCCTGTCCTTTCGTATGACGCCATCCTTGGTGTGTCTGAGCTTGCTAACGGTCTCGTGTTCAAGTGGGATCGGGACGGCGAAACATTCCTTCAGGGCACCATGAAAAACCTTGGAGACATGCTGGCTATCGGTGGCGGTGTGTTGGATACCGCATGGTCGGATGGTACGTCAACATTCCTCAAGATCCGCTGGGTGTTCTACACTCCGCTGGTTCTTCGTGGGCAACACGGTGACCATCTCACTATCCAGTTGAACGACGACATGAGTGGTCTCACAAAGTTTACTGCTTCAGCTGTAGGATATTTAGAACGCCAACACTAGGACATCATGTCAAACGCACAACTGTTAACTGACAAGGAACAGGCCCTTTATATTGAGTTGAAACGGCGGGAACTCGCCGTTCTTTCACCGTTAGAGTACGGTGTTTACTGTTCCGACATGGTGAGGTTCCCGCACGTCGAGTACGCCGACACCCTTATCCTTGCCGCCATCAACGGTAACCTGTACAAGACGGGCATCGGGCCCCGCTGCGTATGGGAAGGTGACCACACAGACGGTGTGTGGGTACACCCAGTCACCGGCGAACGGGCCGTGTTCAACATTGCGTTGAACGAACCGCCCCGTCACGGCAAGTCTTTCCACATTTCAGAGCACCTCCCGGCCTGGTATCTCACTCTTTACAAAGACCAGCACGTACACCTCGCATCTTACGAGCACAACTTCGCTTCCAGCTGGGGGGCTAAGGCCAGAGATCACGTCGAGGAGCACCCGGAACTGGGGATGACAATCCGGTCGGACGCACGAGCGAACGCTTTCTGGCGGGTCAAAGGGCACACTGGCAGCATGAAAACTGCTGGCGCCGGTGGCCCGTTGACCGGTACCGGCCGTCACCTCGGCGTGATCGACGACCTTCTCAAGAACGCAGAGGAGGCGATGTCTTCCACCGTACGGCAAGCAAACATTGACTGGTATCTTTCAACGTGGAAGACACGTAAAGAACCGCACCCTGCCCGTCAACGTATGACGTCTGGTAACGACAGGTTTCCAGACATCTTCTGTGTTGACGTTTCTGTGTCAACTAGATGGAACATGGGTGACCTTAACGGATGGCTAAAAGAAAACGAGAATGACGAATGGTATTTCGTGAACCTTCCAGCAATAGCTTTCGAGGACGACACGTCACCGGACTACGGAGATCCGAGGCGGTGCGTCATCGGGCGGAAGCCCGGAGAACCACTCTGCGCCGAGAGGTTCAGTCTGACAGCGTTGATGGATATGAAGACAAGCGGCGAGGGGAGTTTCTGGTTTCAGTCGCTGTATCAGGGGGTACCACGAACAGAGGACGGCGGAATAATTCAAAAACCGTTCCGTTACTACCGGAAGGTCGTGGCCCCAAGTGGGGCGCTCGAATACCATTTAGACTCGGGGCTCCACATCCCGGCGTTCAAGTGCCTCCGGTTCGCAACGGTGGACCTGGCAGCGACGATCAAGGCGAGAAGCGACTACACCGTGTTCGCCGTGTGGGACGTGACGCCTGGTCCAGAGCGAAAGCTTATCTTAGTGGAGCTCCACAGGATGAAGTTGGAGTCCGCAGATCACGAGGCTTGGATCAGGCGATGGTCCAAAATCCACGATCCCCGTTACGTGGGGATCGAAGACAAAACTTTTGGGACCACTCTGATTCAAACATTGAGGAAGCGTGGTGGGGTTAAGGTCCGCTCGTTGCCTGTGGACCGTGACAAGGTGATGCGGGCGCTCCCGTTCGGATATCAGGTGTTAGAGGGAAACGTGTTCTTCCCTGCGGAGGCGGAGTGGTTGGATGACTACGAGGAAGAATTGCTGTCGTTTCCTAATGGGACTCATGACGACATGGTGGATGTATCGGGGTTCGCAGCCATGCAGTACGAGGCAATCCCGTCTCGATACAAGACTCCTCAGGAGGAGTCCACTAATCTTAGTGAGCGTGTCGGCGATCATGTTGCTAAGAAGATTAAGCAGAAGCAGCGTAGGCGTGTAAAGCAGGTGCGTAGGCGGTAGTGCTACACTACGGCAAACGACACAAGGAGGCACAATGCCGAACATAAGAGAGATCCCCGGTTACAGTGACCACGCTACGAACAACGGATGCTATTTCCTGAACCGTGGCCAACTCATGATTTCGGACCCTGTTACCGGTGTGAAGCGCCGTGAACGTGTGTGGACCACCGACGTTTACATTGAGGAGAACGAGTTTGACACGATCCTAGAGTTTTCGGAGTCGTTCGCCACGCAGGTCGCTGACGCCCTCGGATGGGTTTCTGTCGAGAAGGTAGTTGCTCTGAAGGCGGAAATCTTTGCCCTTAAGGCCCGTGCCACGTTAGCTGAAGCTGACGCTGCTGACGCCATTGATGCCGTCGCAAAGATCACACGTCTCGCTCAGGCACCAGCGAAGAAAGCTGCAGCGAAGAAAGCCCCCGTGAAGAAAGCCACAGATGTCTAGGTCTGAGCACGGCATGCTTCCGACACAGCTCCCGAAGACTTCCAACTGGAGCATAGACACAGGCGTCGAGGACGGCGCCTATCTGTCAGTAAGCCTTGACGAATTTGGAACTCTGTCCTTCTGCCTCATCGAAGGCACTAAACTTAATGAAATCAAGTTGAGCCCCGAGCACGCCACAAAGATCCGTGACTGGCTTACCGGAGAGCACGACTTCCAGCCCAGGAGAGGGATATGATTGATGTCCTCAGGGACGTCGTGCTTGTAGGCAATGCAGCGGCCCTCATTACACATATCCACCTGTCAAGACGTGCTACGATTAGGCCCAGTCGCCCTCGGGTGAGGAAAGGCTTACCTGCAGGACGCAACGGGCGTCCATGAACATCTGGTAGGGTAAACACTTATGGCAAGATCGTTGACGCCCGCAGAACAAACAAAGAAAATGATGGACGAGGTGTACAACGCCAAGTTCATCGCTCAAAGGTACCATTCGGGTCTTTCTTCAGTTCAAAATAGGGTGTCCGACTACTGGCTGAACCATGCGTTCTGCCAAGGTTTCCAATGGACATTCGTTGAGGAACGCACCGGACTCGTGCAAGAAGTGCCGCAGGAACCGGACCGGGAACAGACGGTCATTAACCGTATCGCCCCGAACATGAGGATCATCATCTCGAAGCTTGTGCAACGAGAAATGTCTTTCATTAACCTCCCCACTTCCGCCGACGACGGCAGCATCCGTGCCGCACGCATCGGTGAAGCCATCCTGCGTGGCACGAAACGTGACCACGACTGGGAACACATCCGTGAGGTTGTCTCCCAGATGGCAATGAAAGGCGGATCTGCCGCTATCTGTGTTGACTGGGACTCGCACGCCGGTCACGTAACTGTGGGACCAACCGAAGACAGCGGCGAAGTTCGTGGCGGCGACACTGTCGAAACACCGTTGGCGATCACCGATTTCGTTGTTGAACCTGGTGTCCGTAACGCTGAAGAAGCACGCTGGTGGATCAAATGCGAGGCTTTACCTCCGCAGGTGGTCCAGTCCATCTACAACATGGACGATGAACCTCACGCAGATATGACCGCCGGAACGTCCGGTATCATGCGTAAACTCATCTCCACGTCAGGTGTGTCTGGATCAACCTCTCAAGGGGGAAACACAGGAGACAACCTGACAATGGTGCTCACGTACTACGAGCGCCCCAACGCCTACGCCCCAAGAGGCCGCATCTCTGTGGTTGTGGGCGAACAGATCGTCGAAGGCGAAGACCCGGAGAACGGTGTGGAGATGGCGTGGCCGTTCCCGTGGGACGACCACCTCAACTTCGCTCTCATCCGTGAAACGATCGTTGAGAACGAATGGGCCGGACAGACCATTCTGACACAGGCCCGTGGCGTGCAGACCACCTACAACGCTGCGTGGTCCTCAATCATCGAGCACATGAAACTGGCGGGCAACGCCCGTCTCGCTGTGCCCGAGTCCTCCATTGACCTGATCGACGAGTTCACTGACCTCCCCGGCGAGATCGTCCCGTTCGACGACGGCTCAACCGCCCCGTTCTACCTGCAACCAGCGCAGCTCCCTGCGTGGCTGATCGACACCCCTGTCAACTTGGAGATGCAGTTGGACGACATCATGGGTGTCCACGACATTTCTCGTGGTTCCGCCCCGGCCAACATCGAGTCCGGTTTCGGTCTCACCGTTCTCGCCGAACAGGACTCCACACCGGTCGGCCGTCTCACCAAAGAGATCGCCCGTGCGTTCTCCAAGGTCGCTCAGATGGTGTTGGAACTGATGGAAGACAACGTCAAAGAGACACGCAGCAGCGTCATCCAAGAGTCCGGTCAACCGTCCATGTCCACATCATGGACCGGATCGGAACTTCTCGGACAAACCAACCCTTCAATCCCGATCGACTCGATCATCCCCAGGAACCGTGCCGCACAGCTGCAACTCGCCAAAGATCTCCAACAGGGTGGCCTTCTCACGTCTTTGGATCAGTTCATGGCGGTCGCAGAACTAGCTGACGCCGACCAGATCTTGGAGAAAGTGGACCCTGACACTGCGAAAGCACGCCGAGAGAACCACCTGTTCGCTTCCGGTCGAGGCACGTTCGCAGCGGACTTCGACGACCACGAGATCCACATTCGGGAACACAACATTTACCGCAAATCGCAGCGCTACGAAATGTCAACTGATGAGGAGAAAGAGGTGTGTGACCTCCACATTCAGGAACACTCCACGATGGCTGGCTCGGAGGCGGGTCACATGCAGGCAAAGATGGAAGTTGGTGGGCCTGGTCTCGCTGGCGTGCCAACACCGCAGGAAGCTCCGCTTCCGCCAGAGATGTCGGCCGCACTTGGTAACGTAGACCCTGCTATGCTTCAAATGATGGATGAAGAACTTCCTCCAGAGGCGCTCCAGCCACTCATATAAACAACGCAAAGGAAACTAAATGTCTGAAGAAATTAGTGACGCAGTGGCGGAGGAACCTCCTGCCCCGGTGAGCACACCGTTGAACGACCCGCCCCCAGTTGAAGAACCGGTCGCTGAAGTTCCGGCGGACGACAGCTGGAAGAACGACCCTGAGAAGGTGTCGGCTGCCATCAAGAAAGCGAACGACGAAGCCGCAGGGCACCGTGTCAAAGCGAAGCCTTACACGGAGGCGTTCGGTGGTTACTCGCAGCAGGAACAGGATTATCTGTTGCAGGTTGTCGCTATGGCGTCTAGCCAGGATGAGGATGTCCGGGCGAAGGCCGCTGAGGAGTTCACGTATCTTGCTTCGCAGCTTGGCGGTGTCGCACCGATCGTAGACCCAGCCACAGAAGCTGTTGATGCTTTGAAAGAGGAACAGGAAGCCCCGTCTCCTGCAGCGTTCGGCGCTGACGAAGCTAAGGAACTTATTCAGGAGGCACAGAAGGAAGCTGAACATAAGGCCCGAGTGCAGGCTCGTGTGTCTGCGATCAAGCAGGAAATGGCGGACGCCGGTTACGAACCTGACACGGTCGAATATGAGACAGTGATGACGATCGGTCGTAATAACGGATACGACATGCAGGCCGCTATTTCTAAGCATCGTGCGTCTGAGCAGGCAAAGATTGATGCGTTTGTCGCCTCACAGCAAGCCCAGGGAACCAAGTTCCCGTCGGTGAACCGTCAAACAGGAACTCCGCCCCCAGTCGGAACGGACCCTGAGTGGATGGGTGACCAGGCTAAGACCAGCGAAGCGGTACGTCAATGGCTCCGCAGCAAGGCTGGAGAGTCAGCGTAATTTGACAAGGTAGGGTCAAGTGTGCGTACACTGGGTATCAGAGACCTACGGGCTTGATGCCCAGTGTCACACACATTTCACGCAGACTGTCCAGGTGGCAGCGGCACTTCAAGTAAGTAAACCCCCACCTAAACAGAAAGCGATTCAATGTCACAAACAACGGCAAACGCCGACGCAGCTCTGAAGGAATTCTACCTTCCGACCATGCGTAGTCAGATCAACAACTCGATGGACATCCTTAACAGCGTGTCCCGTAACACCGAAGATGTCGAGGGTCGCCGTGCGGTCCTCTCGCTTCACACTGGCCGCTCCAGTGGTGTTGGCGCCAGAGCCGAAAGTGGCACACTCGCCACCGCCGGTCACCAGCGTTCAGCCGAAGAACGGATCGACGTCTACATGCAGACCGCTCGTATCGAAGTTACCGTCAAGGCCATCAAGGCTATGGCATCGGACGAAGGTTCGTTCACTCGTACCGTCGACTTCGAGACCAAGGGCATCGTGAATGACGCCAAGTTTGACGTTTCACGTCAGGTCTTCGGAACCTCCGATGGCGTCATCGCCTCGTGTGCGTCGGAAGCTGCGAATGTTATTACGCTCGCAACGACCACGACCACGACTCAGATGCGTCAGTTCTACAAGAACATGACGATTGACCTCGGCACCGTCGCAGATCCGACCCTCAAGGGTACGGCTCTCGTCATCACCGCCGTCGACAAGAGCGCTCTCACGCTCACCGTCACAGGCACCATCTCGGGTGCGGCAGTCACAACGACTGACCGTATCTTCCGCCACGGTGCGGGCGGCGACAGCTCCGGCGTCGGCCAGAAAGAAATCACTGGCCTTCAGGACATCGTTGCTAGCTCCGGTACCCTGTTCAACGTCAACCCAACCAACGACCCAGAGTGGGTTTCGGAAGTTGACAGCAACTCGGGAACTAACCGTGCGGCTACGGACAACCTGTTCGAAACCATGATGGACAACGTGTTCCTTGAAAGTGGCCAAGACCCCGACTGGATCCTTACCAGCTTCGGTGTGCAGCGTGGTTACGCTGCCGGTCTTAAGAGCCAGAAGCGCTTCGACGGTGATCCGTTGCAGCTCGCTGGTGGCTTCAAGGCACCGTCAATCACGACTCCTCGTGGAACGATCGCCTTCATGGTTGACCGCTTCTGCCCGGAGAACACGGCCTACGTGCTCAACTCGGCTCACCTCATCGAGTTCGTTCTCGACGACTGGGATTTCATGGACGAAGATGGCGGCGTGCTCAGCCGTGTCTCGAACGCTGCGGCGTACGAGGCAGCCATGCTCAAGTTCCATGAGCTTGCTACCGACAGGCGCAACGCCCACGGTGTGATCGAAGACATCACAGAAGGTTAATAAGTTCCCTACCTTTGTGCGGAGGTAGGTGCAGTTAGAGAAGCCCCCGGTCCCTCTCCTTGCCGGGGGCTTCTCGCTGTCTGCCCTTGACTTCTTGACTGTTATGTGTCAAGGTGTTTAGGTCCGACTATGAAAGGCATTACCTATGGCCGTTACTACTGCAGTAACAAAGCAGGGTGCAGCTGGCGACCTCCTTTACGGAATCGTCAAGGTCACCCCCGACACTGACAACTACCCATCTGGTGGCGAAGCAATTGCGTTCAAGACTGTTCTTGACTGGAATGACTCGATCACCCCTCACGTTGTGTCTGTTCAGATGGACGCCGCTGGCGGCTATGTTCCCCAGTGGGACGACACCAACGCAAAGATTCTCCTGTTCGAAGCTGGCGCCGATGGGGCTGCTCTCGACCAGGTGGTTACTGGAGACATGTCGGCTAACGACATGACTTTCTTTGTCCTCGGATTCTCCGTTTAATAAACCCCTACCAATAGAAAGAAGGCCATTATGGCTGCAACCGTAAATGCAGAGTTTGCCCGCTGGGTGACTCGTGATGTTGTTGGTGCCGCTGCTAAGCAGTTCGGTATCTACCAGGTTATCCTTGACAGCTCGTACCCAACGGGTGGCGAAGCAGCTGACTTCACGTCGCTGGCTCCTTACTCCGCTGTTGATGCAGTTTGCATCATCGGGCACGACACTGGTGCCGCAACCACTGGCCTTGCGGTCGAGTGGGATGAGAGCGCCAGCAAGTTCAAGGTGTTCGAGAGTGGCGCTGACGGCACCTCATTTGATGAAATCACGGCAACTGACGACCTGTCAGCCATGACCATCAATGTTCTCGTCATCGGCGACGAGTGATCTAACACGCTACCTGTGTTACAGTAAGGGAGCCCCTCCGGGGGCTCCCTTTCTAGTTTTAGGAGAAGCTATGTACAACCAAGAAACCATCCAATGCGGAGATCAGATCTTTCGCAGGGCGTACGGACCAGGGTTCGACATTGTGCGTCAGATGATGCACGAAATAGATCCCAACTTGGAACTAGCACATCCCGACTATGCGCCCACCGGATGGGCTGTTCTTTGGAACGGGCCTGACGCCCAATGGCACGCCATCATGGTTAACACT